GCAGTCCCAATACCAACATTGCTACCTTCAAGAAATAAACTTCCAGCTGCAGGCCCAATAGTCATTAAATCAGCATCATAATTAAACATTATTCTTGCTCCAATATCTGCTGTTGTGGATGGCGATGACCAAACAATTCTCCCATCGTTAGCATCGGGAGTTATAATTGACATTCCTGTGGAGCTGTTGCCCTCAATTACAAACTCATCAGCGGTAGAATGAGGGGTTACTGTGCCAGCAGTTGCAGTATAGACGTGGAGTGTTCCGTCTGGAGCATTAGTTCCAATACCAACATTGCCAGTAAATGTAGCTCCTATTGTTTGGCTAGCCAATGAAAGGCTTAATGCACTTTGATTACCTTTTCCATCTGATATTATCCTAGGACTTGTAGTCAACTCATGGTTAAAAGCAGTGTCAATTTTTAATATAGACTTATATGTCTCGCTAGGGTTTTTACTTGTTAAATCATACGCCATTTTATATTATCTCCTAATTATATTTTTAATACTATTCTCCATCTGATGTATTCTCCCAAGATGGCCAATCTTCAACGTCTTGGTCAGCCCAATCGACTGATGTCATTGCAAGCCAATCACCATCGGTAACTAAACCACCAGGGAGAACTGCACCTTTTACTTGTTTTGAAAGTGTTTGAAATAAGCCTAACATATTAACCTACATAACAAACACATTGCTGCCCAGTTGTTTGGATAGAAACTGATGTCCATCTGCCATATATTGTCATGCCCGCTGGAAACGAATCACCAGCAACTAAAGTATTTCCACCAGCACCTGCACCATCAGTATTAATAAATTTACCAGTGCCACCCTCAGCTGTTAAAGTATCAAAGCCACAATCAGTAATCATTGTTATTGCTACCACTACCCCCGAAGATGGGGTAAATGTTGTACTATCAGTATCAAGAAATGCTGAGCCTGCTTGGCCCATTGCAACATTATTTGCCTCAACTACTGTGTAATTAGGATATGCCATCTTTTTTCTCCTGTTTTATGCCTTACCGAGCTTGACAACTCTCATGGGCATATTGGTTGTTGTTAAATTTTAAAGCTTGTTAGGGGCAAGCCCTTTATACGACCTGCCCCACAGTAAGCAAAACTGTTAATCCCTATTTATTAGGACTAAAGAACACTGTACTCAAGTTTCAGACTAAACCTTCCAGCGGTTGCATCAGCAGAAAGACCTGTATGAGAACAAGCATATACATGTATTAAACTAGTTGCCACTGCAATATTAGGAGATGCATAAGTAATCGCTGCTGAATTAAAATTCAAATCAGCTTCGGTATATCCTGTAGTAGCACCGCTACCATCAGGGCCAATCATACTTGCACCAGCACCAAATATTTCAGTACCAGCTGTTACTGCACCATTCTCAGCTGAGCCACCTGTTGCACTAAGTTGGAAATTACCCACAAGAGTTTGACCACATACAGTGGTTACTGAGAATATTGCTTTCTCAATCAGAATGCTATTGGGTGTTCCGCAACCTGAAGGAACTGTAACATCTAATGCTCCAAGATATTGCATAATATCATCTTCAGTATATGTTACATCAGTAGCAGTAATGCCTTGTAATGAGCCTGCGAAAGTAACAATCTTCATACTTCCAAAGTCTACTGTTACACCTGCATCAGGACTTATTTGTCCGTAGCTATTGCTATTCTTATTTAGTATATCACTTCTCATTTTACACGCCCTCCAAATTAATCAATGCATGAGTCTCAGGAAGAGATACTTCAAGACCAGCTTCCGTTAGGATTAAGTCTTTCCGTAGGTCTTCATCAGCCTGCTGTACATTGGTTGTTATTGAAGTGTCACGATTTATACCATTGCCCACAAGTGGACGATATGATACATGGTCAAGGTCAACAAGCATACAAAAACCAGATGCAAAGCCCCTAAATAGAGGCTCTTTCACAAGAGATAAATCTCCGTGAATAGTATCAATCTTCATAACTTTATGACCAAAAGCACCCTGACTTTGATTGAAGTTATATCTAAACGGATTATCTTCACTAGCAGTTCCAGCTGTTTGTCCAACAAAGCTAGTAGCACCACCAAACTTATTAAAATAAGATATTACTGGTAAACTAGCTAATGCTAACTTAGATGAACCACCGCCACGAGCAGGGTCATAGATAACTTCAAAATCACTTAAGAGGTCATCATAATTCCATTCTGTCACAGCGTTAGATTTGTAATATGGAACACCTTCATTATATGATAGTTGAGAACCATCATTAACAATGTTTCCATATCCAGAAGCTATTGTAGAGCCTACAATACCTTCTGTATATTGAATACCACCTGCACTACCTTTTTGTCCAAAAAGCATTGCTCTTTCAATATCGATTTTATGTTCTCTTAACTTAAGATTCCATATCCGTTGCCATTCATCAGCGTATCCTCTATAGACTGTTGCTCTTGCAGTATTAGACATTTCACAAGCTGTTTTGAATATTTGAGTATAACCATATTCATTATCTAGCTCTGAAGACCATACATCTGGAGCACCAGAACCTTCTTTAAAAGAAGTCCCTATAACAGTACAATTTGAATTATTAGCCATTGCTAATGTGCCTGTAGTTCCTGTGTGAGATATTGATGTTATATTACATACTGTTTGACTACCAGTGTCAGAAACAGTATTAATACGTACATTAGCAGTTGTTGGAACACTATTTCCATCAACATCGCCAATAGCAACAACCATACCAGGAATTAACCAATCTACAGAAGCACCACCAGAAGTATCAAATGTAACATCCATGGTGCTATCTTCAGCGACTAATACAGTAGCTCCTTTTAATAAGAAACTTCTATCTGTCATTTCGATTTTTGTTCTGTCTTCAAGGAAACGGAATTGAGAATCAGAAGTTGGCACTTTTCCTACTTTTGACAAGTAGACAAAGAATGGAGACTCATCTGGAGATAAATCAGCGACCCTATCGCTAAAATCAAACAGTCGCCTTGACGGTATTGTACTATCAATGACTGCACCAGGAGTCGCAAATCCAACTTGCCCACTATTAATGGTCGAGTTTAAAGCCATTTTCTTTTCTCCTTTGTGTTATTATTTTAAAACGTTTGTTCGACTTCCAGCTTTTACCACCTGGTCCCAAACATTATCTACTTCAGATTTTCTTTGTGGCTGTTCACCAGCAAGAATACCAGCAGGCGTTGGAGCTTGCTGATTCTGACGTATTTGGTCTAATGGGTTAGGTGCTTGTGTAGCTGGATTATCAGCATTAACAGCTCTGAACATTCTTACAACATTTTCAAGCCCGTATTCGGCAGGATGTTTATTGACGAAATCCATAAACCCTGGAAGCTCTTCTTTTGATACCAAACCATTATTAACGACTTGGTTCTGAAGTTGAGCTTGTCCAACTTGTTTTTGAATTCCACCTAATTGCTGCTGAACGCGAGCATCAATACGTTGGTCGTCTTGCTGTTCTCTATACTGATACGATTTAGATTTAGGGTCATTAAAGGCTTCCCAGGGGTCGAATTCGTCTTGGCTCATTTCAATATGTTGTGGGCCAGTCGGCTGACCACCACCATTATCTTGAAGTTGTCCCATTAAACCTTGGACTAAATCTGGTCGTGATTCCAACAGTTGCCCCACCTTTTCATATTTCTTAAGCTTATCGTTTTCAGCACTGAGTTTATCCTTCTCCGATTGGAAGTACTTGGCCGATTCCTCCCAGTTCGTTTCAGGATTCTCTGTGTTTTCAATCCCTATATCTTGCCCTACATTATCGTCAACGGGTTGACCTTCAGGAAATTCCTGTTGATTTTCGTTTTGATATGCGTCATTTTCTGCCATGTGAGATTACTCTCCTTTCTGCGATTTCTGTTGCTTTTCTTGAGACTGACCACGTAAACGTAATTTCTCTTGCTCCAGCTTCACCGCGTTTGTTAGTTTACCAACTGCAAGTTCAGAGCCTTTCTTAGATTCAAGTTCGCTCTCTTTAAGCTTGCCTTGGAATTTTGCAATTTCAACTCTCTTCTTATCATGGACAGATTCTCTTTGAGCAGTTTGTAAGTCACCCTTAAGCTGCTTAATGTGTTGACCTGCCTGTTGGAGTTGTTGTTGTAATTTTGCGACAATATCGGTTCTTTGTAATACACCTTGTTTGTCAAATATATCTGTTTTCTTCAATGCTTCAACCTTATCAATAAGTCCTGCTTGATATGCTTCCATGTAAATATTCCATTCACCCCATTTGTTTGAAGGCATAGTGGAGTTACCTATAATACGAATATCAAATCTATTCATTGTTATATCGTTTTCAATTGACATAAGTTCCTTAGACTTATCATCTATAAGTCTTTTGTTAACAGTATACTCATCAATATCATTGTTAGGTTGTACAATTGTAAATGTTTTTTGGTATGTATAATGAGACTTGGCTAGACTGTGTATTACACGCCCCAATCTCTTTAAACTGGCTTCGATGTCACGAAGCTTTGACTTTGAGCGTCTCTGTCCAAAGTCTTCGAGCATCATCGTTGCAGACGATGTGCGAGGTGCAACCTCAGCATTTCCCTGTTGCATCTCAAATATACCCATATTAAGGTCGATATAGTGCTCAATCATCTTAGGCAACTGTAATATCGAACCAGAAAGTGGTTGTGGAGAAGGAAAGTGAGGCTCACCAAAGCTTGCATCGTATTCGATGGTCGCATTAGGGTTCGCCCAATCTCTCTCTAATTCCTCTATATCCTGTATAGAACCTTGTGGTACAAGCAATTTAAGTCCCGAAGAAGCCTGTGCATGTGAGGTTATTAGTGACATAGTTTTATTTAAAAAACGCTGGAAATCCTTATTCTTCCTAACGTCACCCATTGGATATGGAGTATTAGTCCATATATTCGGGACTGGTATAATTGGGTAAGTATCTGTATCTAGTACAGATTCATATAACATCACCTGTCCAACACAGCAACTGACTTTGATTCTTGTTTGTACGACCTGTACAAGGTCGACTAATTTGGCCTCGAAGGCTTTTGCAATGTCAGGGTCTTGTAGATACTTCTCTAAAGCAGCATCATCTAAAACAGCTTCCTGACCACTACGCATGTCCACTACACGATAGTAGGGAACTTTTACCTTTTCAAAGCTTTCTATAAGTCTGTATTTATCAGCAGATGGAGCACCATAGTCATTATCACGCACAACATCTGGCGTGAAAGACTTATTATTATATTGTTGAGTTGAATCGGGATAGTCCCCATCTGTGTAATCAACACCCTCAACCTCATCAATAAGCATTTCACCGTTTTCTTCGTTAACCTCGGCAAGTTGTGGATACAGATTTAAAAGTTGTGCCTTTGTTAGGATAGTAGATAACATCATACCAGCTGCATCATCAAACCACTTATTACGCGAATTAGGGTCGACTACAATCCTGAAAGGGTCTACATAGGTAAATTTAACTTCACCGCGTCCATAATCAGCTTCTCTATCAATATAGGCATAGAAATAGCCAAGACCAGTAACAGCATAATCATGAACAACCTGT